CAGTGAATCAAGATAGATGGAGTAGAGAATTATTCGAGAAACACAGACTACTCTGCTTCAGTGCTGATGATGTCACAGTATTTGAGGGTGGCTTTATTGAACGTGCCATTGACGTCATTAATGCTGGTGCTGAGATAGTGTCCTTTGCCACTGAACAAGATCCCATTGCCTATATCTATACCCAACGGTATTTTAACACAGTGGGATTCAATATTGACATGCCAGGTAAGGAACGCACTGATCTAGATCTAAGACAGCGTGTTGAGAGTGCTTATGGACACTTTCCACAGGTTGGAGAATACTGGCGTGCGGATCCTGACTTCTGGCGTAGTAGATATGTGGGTAATCCTCACATTGGTAAGTTTGGTAAAGATGATGTCAACGAAAAATTAGAGGATTATTTTAATGCCTCTTAGTCTAGCACAGCGTAAAATAGTAGAAGCACCACAACGCTTTGTCGTAGTAGTGGCTGGACGTAGATTTGGTAAGACACACTTAGCCATACGCCAACTATGTTTACACGCTAGAGAACCTGATAGAGAGTGTTGGTATGTTGCTCCCACATACAAACAGGCTAAGATGATCGTGTTCAAGAAACTACGTAAGAAGTTATTGGAACTAAACTGGGTCAGCAAAGTTAATGAAACAGCCATGAGCTTTGAACTTAAGAATGGATCAACAATTAGTCTTAAAGGTGCTGACAACTATGACAGCTTGCGTGGAGTAGGCTTGGACTTCTTAGTGCTAGACGAATTCGCAGATATCCACAGTGAAGCGTGGTTTGAAACACTGAGACCAACACTGGCAGACAAGCAAGGCTCAGCATTGTTTATTGGCACACCCAAAGGCTTAAACTGGGCACACGACTTATACACCATGTCCGAAGAATATCCAGAAGAGTGGGCCAGCTTCCAATTTACCACAGAAGAAGGTGGCAATGTTCCCTTAGAGGAAATTGAAGCCGCACGTCGTAGCTTGGACACGAGAACCTACAATCAAGAATTTAGGGCAACATTTGAAACCTTTAGTGGACGTGTATTCTACGCATTTGACCGCAAGTATAACCACAAAGTGTTTGACGCTGACTTGCCCCGTGAACTACACATCGGCTGTGACTTCAATTTGGATCCAATGTCAGCTGTAGTGGCAGTTAAACTAGGCAACAACCTACACGTCATAGATGAAATTAAAATATATGGCAGTAACACAGATGAACTTGTAGACGAGATTAAAACTAGATTTCCTGACAAGAGGATCATCTGTTATCCAGACCCTGCCGGAGCCGCAAGAAAGACTTCAGCGGGTGGTAGAACAGACCATACCATACTTAGAGCGGCAGGATTTACAGTCCTAGCACCACATGGGCATAATGCCATACGTGATGGCGTTAATGCTGTCAACGCTAAACTACGCAGTTCTACGGGGCTTACCACGCTGTATATTGACCCCAAGTGTAAATATGTTACTGAATGCTTAGAGAAGCACACTTACAAGGAAGGCACCAGCCAACCTAGTAAAAGCGATGGATGGGATCATATGAACGACGCACTACGCTATATGGTGGATTACCTTTTCCCAATTAGAACACCAGTTCAACAACCTGAAGTCAAGTTGTGGACACATAAACTCTCAAGAGTATAACAGGATAACTCAATGATTAATCAAACACTGACCGATGACTACCGCGCACTGACGCTGACCAACAATGAGTATGCTCGTAACAGAGATCGTTGGGACTTCCTCTACCAAAGCTACATTGGTGGGGAAGAGTATAGACAAGGCTATCACTTAACTAGATATGCTTTAGAAACAGACAGTGAGTATAGACAACGTCTAGCCACCACGCCCCTAGACAACCATTGTGCCAGTGTTATAGCAACATACGTCAGCTTTTTATTCCGTGAAGAACCTGATCGTGACTTTGAATCGTGGGAGGGTAGTCCAGACTTAGAGGCATTCCTAGAGGACTGTGACTACGAGGGTAGAACATTAGACCAGTTTATGAAAGATGTGGCAGTATGGAGTTCAGTATTTGGCGCTTGCTGGATTATGATGACAAAACCCAACATTGGTGCCACTACATTGGGTCAAGAGATTGATGCTGGTGTTAGACCCTATGTTAACCTAATGACTCCACTTGTGGTCAGTGAGTGGAAGTATCAACGTATGCCCACTGGCGCCTATGAACTAACATACATCAAATACATTGAAGAAGTAGTAGACAAACTCACTGTTATTAGAAAGTGGTATAAGGATAGAATTGAAACTTGGATTGTAGACGAAGATAAAAAAGAAGCCTATATGACCAACACGGAACCTAATCAGCTTGGTATGATTCCTGCCGTGTTAGTCTACAATCGTAGAAGCGTGGTCAAAGGCATTGGCGTCAGTGACATCACAGACATTGCTGACATACAAAAGATGATCTACAACTTGACTTCAGAAAATGAACAAAGTATTAGACTTGATGGACACCCTACACTTGTGGCACCTCCCACAGCACAGTTAGGATCGGGTGCTGGTGGACTTATCCTACTTCAAGAGGGCAGTGATCCGGGTTTGAATCCCTTCTATTTGGAACATAGTTCAGCAGGTGTTGCCAGCATACACAGCAGTATAGACAAACTTGTTGAAGCCATTGATAGAATAGCACACACTGGTGGAGTGCGTGGCACACAGAAGTTTACTGAAAGTGGTGTTGCCATGGAAGTTGAGTTCCAGTTACTCAACGCTAAACTCAGTGAGAAAGCTGACAACCTAGAACTGGCTGAGGAACAGCTATGGCGCATCTTTGGTGCCTATCAAGGACGTGAGTGGGAAGGTGAAGTTGAGTATCCAGACAGCTTTAACATACGTGATGAGCAACGTGAACTACAGCAACTAGCTACAGCTAAGAGTGCGGCTACTAATCCCAAAGTGCTGGACATCATTGATGGACAAATTGTTGAATGTTTGGGTGAAGATCCAGCAGTGCTATTTGCCACTGATATGTTGGCAGGACAAGAAGTGTTGCCAGCACAGCCAGTATTTGAACCACACGTTATGATGGATCCCGAAACAGGCACAGAGTATATTGCTAGAACAGAAGCTGAACACCTAGCCTATGCGGCACAAGGTTACCAACACAAAGAAATGGAGGGCTACGATGACTAATTATCCACTACCAACACGCGGTATGCGAACAAAGAAGAATAAAAACAAACCACCAAAGCGTCGTTGATATGCCCATACACAAAGCCAAGGGTCCCAGAGGTGGACAGGGTTTCCAATATGGGACTACAGGTAAGGTTTATCCTACAAGACGACAAGCAGTTGCTCAGGCTAGAGCCATTAAAGCCAGTCAAGCAGCCGCTAAACGGGGTAAAAAGTAAGCACAAAAAGTGATTGCTATAAATACATTACTTGACAGAAGGTTCTGTCATACACAATAACACTCTGAAGGGAGGCGATGCTACAATGTCAGACAATACGTTGGCTAATGAGGACACTGGGTCCTTAGAAACAAACAACCAGGCACAAGAAAAAGTCTACACTGAAAGTGAAGTAAACGATATGATGGCTCGACTCAAGGGCAGTCTAACTAAAAAACTTACCAAGCAGTGGGAAGACTTAGGCGATCCAGATGAACTGCGAAGTCTAAAACAAGATGCTGAAAAGCGCAAGTTAGAAGACCAAAAGAAGCGTGGGGAATTCGATGAAATCCTACAATCCTTGGCAGCCAAAAAGGACGCTGAAATTAAAAAGCGTGATGAGATTATCAGAAACTACACAGTGGATTTACCCTTGGTCAATGCGGCAGCACAATTCCGTGCTGTAAATGCGGATCAAGTTAAAGCATTGTTGAAGCCAAGAGTAAGACTCAACGACAGTGGAGATGTAGAAGTATTGGACGAGAAAGGTAGTGTGAAATACAACGACCAAGGCCAACCCTTCAAGGTAGAAGATTTAGTTCAATCATTTCTACAAGAGAATCCCCACTTTGTTGCGGCACCTCCCAGCACAACAAACACTCGTAGTAGCGTTAATCAAAGTCAAACAAAAGTAGACCTTAAGAGTCTTGATATGCGTAACCCTGAACATAGGAAGATGTATCAAGAAGCTAGGTTCAAAAAATAATTTAAAAGGATTTTTAAAATGGCATTCCCAAATAATACAAACAACAGTGACATCAACAGTGAACTGTTTGCTAATTTCGTAGCCGACGCTGAGTTCGCTATGTATGATCAATCAATTTCTCGTCAATTGGTTAAGACTTTCGCAGTTCCTATGAACAGCGGTAGAACAGTTCAAGTTCCAATCTGGTCCAGTATCCAGGCTGACTACTTCCCTGACGAAGACTTTGCTACTACTCCAGCGGCAACTGGAACAACACAAGAGCTAATCACATTGGCTGAACACGTTGTTTACCAAAAAATCACAGACGGTATTCGTGATGCTGCCTACGGTGACATTATGAGCGACCTAGCTTTCCAAAGTGGTCTAGCTATTGGTGAGAGCATTGACAAATACACATTTGCTACATTTGCTAACTTATCCAGCGACATTGGCACAACAGGCACAGAACTAACCACAGAGTTGGTTATGAAGGCAGCCGCTACTCTACGTGCCGCTAAGGTTCAAGGACCTTACTACTGCGTGGTGCACCCCGCAGCCGCTTTCAATATGAAGAAAGTTCTAACACAGACTCAAGTATATAACGGCAGTGCTTTGGTTCCAACAGCCAACGCATTAAGCAATGTTGGTAACGCAGTTCTAGCTGGTGGCGTAATCGGCACCATCGCTGGTGTAACCATCATCGAGAGCCCATTAGTAGCCGCTGTAGCAACAGGTGGCGCCACTGCTTATCGTGGTGCTGTATTTGCTCCTACTGCTATTGGTCTTGCCGAGCGTGGTGCTTTGGACTTGAACACATTGTATCAGCCAAAAGATCGTGCTACAGATATGGTATTACGCCAATTCGCTGGTGCTAAGGTTATCCGTAGCACACACGGTGTTGCGATCACTACTGAAGGCACGATGTAATATCAAGTAATACTGGAGAACAATAATGGCTTTTATTAATATAGGCGGCAACAATGTAACATCCTTCGCTGAATACGGAGATGTAGTGGCAATGGATCAGAGATTGTTTGAAGCCAATGAGGGCCTTATTGACTCTGAGATTGAGGATCAACTTACAAGGGGCACCACACGCATCTTGTATTTGATCCGCAATACAGATTGGTGGAAGAGTTATTACATTAAACAAAGTGGCGGAACTTTAAATCCCACTATTCTTACCAACGGATTGTTTAGTTTCCCAACGCCAGATCCCAATAAGATCAAGGCTAGGCAAGCAGACTTCACAGACCTATGCGTGTTCTACACACTATTTGAATACATACTACCCAAAGTAGCAGACTTCAGTAGTCAAGAAAACGCAGAAGTAAAGAAGATTGGTGTTTACAAAGAAAAGTTCAGCAGACTGTTTGACGAATTGATTCAAGATGGTGCTTGGTATGACTTTGATGGCACTGGAGCAATTACAGCCGCAGAGAAAATGCCCACTGTGACCAACATTAAGAGAATAAGATAATGCGAGCACAACTGTTATCAGCAATAACCACAGCAGTCAGCACACTTACACAGTTTGCTGTCAGCACTGAGTTGCCCTGGGAACAAAATGGCACGCCCTTATATCTTAAGAACATGAAGAAGATCTATGTTGATCGTGAACGTCAGGAACAGACTGTGTTAATTCCTGTGCTTACTGGTCAAGAAGTTTTTCAAGATGATCTTATCGCAGAAGTGTTTTTAGCTGTAGATGCTAAAAATCCACCTAGTCAGTTAGACTCCGCAATTACTAAAATATTATCGTGTAAATCATCCACAGGCATAGTCAGTTTTGGCAACGAAAGTGACTATACTGTAGACAAACAAGAAGATGTTTTAATCTATACCTTTGAGTTTAGGTTAAATGTCGCAACAACATAAAGGAAAATAAAATGGCTTATATCAACGTAAGTGCTCCTACAAAGAACGCAATTATCCAGATCTCAACTTCGACCACAGCGATCGCAAGCACGACAACTGGATACACAATTGGCGCTCTTCAGGATGTCACAGTAAACAACGCGGCTGGTGTCTTTAATTGGACTCAGTTAGACGTGTTCTCTCAACTAGCAGTATCAACACCTGCTACTAACAGCATCAGTGCTAACCTAGTGTTAGACTCAGCAACATTCTTTGGAACCAATGGCGTTGTCGCTAACTCACAAGCGACTCCTAGCTTATTTGCTCTAAGCAATGATGCCGCTGAAATTCAGTTCCGTGTGTATTTTGATGGAACTGGTGCTGGCAGCAAATACATTAGTGGAAGTGGCTTTATTACAAATCTAGCCCCAACCGTTAATCCTACGGCTCCGGTCTGGGTATCACCAATCACTATCAGTGTTAACGGTGACATCACAGCAGGCACAGTTTAATTTGTAATTAAACAAAATTAGGGCATCTTAGGGTGCCCTTTTTTATTATTGTTAAATATACAGTTAGGAGATTAAAATGGATCTAAGAGAATACTCTGATGAGGATCTGATTAAAAGTTTAGAAGCAGAAGTCGCTAAGAGCTTGAATGAAATAAAGACAGCACAAGGTGACATAGACAAGATCAAAGGACGCTTGAGATTTGCTCTAGCAGTCATACACATATTAAAAGAAACAAAGGATTAAAAGATGAAACTTACACAATTAGCCGCAAAACCCCAGTTAGTAAAGATTGAACTCACGGACGAAGATATTGTTCGAGAGTTTGGTGAACCATTGGAGTTTTGGATCTGGGACAGGCAACCAATGGACAAGTTTGTTCGCTTGGCACAGATGCGGGGCGAGGATATGAGTGAATTAATTACAGCAGTAAATGAAATGGTGCTTGACGAAGAGGGTAACCCCATTGTCAAGGATGGGTTGATGCTGCCTACCAATGTTATGACCAAGGTCATTGGTAAGGTAGTGGAAACTCTGGGAAAGTAACACAGGAGTCCATAGATCCTAGAAGTTTAGAATCAAGTTTAATTATAACCATTGACAATCTGAGTAAACGCTATGGAATGTTACCCAGTGAGATTATAGTAAAGGCTTCTACATTTGATTTAGTTATTATGGATACAGCAATGAGTTTAGAAAGACACTATCAGGAAGCTAATCAAGAAGGTTATATTCCTCCCATGTCCACAGAAGAGTTGCTAAAGATCAAGGATAGAGTATGAGTTTAAATTTTAAAATTACCATAGATGATAAGATAACTCCAAACACCCTAGCCAAACAAAAGTTATTGGTTCAAGTTCCTGTTCAAGCCTATACATTTTTTAAAGCTCATACTCCTATACGCAGTGGCCGTGCTCGTAGAAATACATTTTTAAACAAAGACACTATTGTTGGCGCTTATCCTTACGCACAGCGGTTGGATGATGGCTACAGTAAACAAGCTCCTGATGGTATGAGCAAGCCCACAGAAGCCTACATCAAGAAACGTCTTGACTCAATACTAGGAAAGAAATAATATGGCAGATCTAAGTTACAAAGCCACAGTTGATGTTAGTCAAGCTGAACGAAATTTAACCAACTTACAAAAATCAGTAGGTGGATTAAATGACACATTCATTAGACTTAAAAGCACACTGGCCACAATCAGCCTTGGTGCTGTCATTGCCAACTCGTTAAAGTTTGCTGACGCAATACAAGACCTCAGTGATGCCACTGGAATTGCCACTGCTAACATTCTAGGATTCAGTAATGCTGTCAGTGAGAATGGTGGCACAGCCGATGGCGCACAAAAAGCAATTTTAAAACTTGTTCAAAGCATTGGTGATGCCGCAGGTGGAAGTCTAGAGGCACAGAACGCATTTAGAGCAGTGGGTGTTACACTAGGTGACTTAGGTAAACTCAGTGAAGAAGACATACTTAAAAAGACCATTGACGGACTAGATAAAATTAGTAATAGTGCTGAACGTAGCACGTTGATTGCCAAACTCTTGGGCAAAGAATTCCGTAATGTTAAGTTTGGTGAACTTGGTGCTGCCTATGCCCTTGCTGCCGCAGAAAGTCAACGATACAGTGGTAGTATTGCCGCTGGAGCAGCCGCACAACAGAATCTAGAAGTCACTGTTAGGAAATTCCAAACTGCCTTGTTAGAAGTATTAAAACCAATCAGTGAGTTTGTTGCCAAGATTGATGTCAGTGTTGAAAGCATAAGTCAATTTATTAAAACAGTTCTTACTGTGGGTGCCGCATTGTTCGCATTGACCAAAGGCTTGACCATTGTCAATGCTCTGGCAAATAGTTGGACAAAACTAGGAGTTGCTGGTGGAGCATTGAGTCACAATTTTAAAATGGTTGGTGCTAGTTTCTTTGGCTTCTTTAAAAACCTAGGTAAGGCAGTTGGACTATTGCCCACTGCCTATGGTGGCATAAGCAGTCTTGTATTTGCTTTGGCATCATTATCACGTTCATTGTTGCGCTTTGCGGGACTGGCTGGAATAATTTATTCTGTGGTCGAAGCATTTAGTTATTTGGAAAAGTCTGTGTTCCAAACCAACTACGTTGAAAAAGGTGTTAATGGTATTGCCATTGGACTTGAAACGCTGACACGTGCCGCTGGACAACTATTAAATCTACCCACTAACTTAATTGGTAAGATACTGGGCATTGACAATGCTGTTGGACTAGGAACTCCACTGCTGGCATTAGCTGAAAAGGCAGCGGAGGCACGCAAAGATGCTGAGATGGCAGCACTTAGAGGCACTGGACAAGGTCGTGGTGATCCCAAAGAAATTGCCAACCGTGAAGCCGCCGCCAAAGCAGAAAAAGATAATAGCAAAAACGTGCGTGAAGTAGTTGAAGCTTTGGCAAAACGCAGAAAAGAAATAGAACAAACCAGTGTGGCATTCGCAGACTTCCTAAAACAACAAAATGCGTCTATCTATCAAGAAGCCAGTTTTATTGGAATGACAGAAGATCAGGTTGAAATCTTTAAAGCACAAATAGAAGTATTGAATAAAACTGAAGAAGAAATCAAACAATTACAGCGGGCTAAATCTTTGTTAAGCAAAGATGAACAAGCATTGGCAAAAGTCTATGATGATCAAATTAATAAAATTAGAGAATTAAGCATCACAGGATTAGATGCCACAGCACAGGCTATAACAAATACTCAAAGCCTTAGGGCAGTTGAAAAAGCACGTTTACAAGACATTGAAAACATCAACAAAGCCATTGAAGATCAAATTAGTCGTCAACAACAGTTGGGTGATGTTCTGCGTGGCATCAATGATCAGAAAGTTGATCTTGCTTTCCAAAAGAGTATCCAAGGTCTCAGCAGTTATCAGAAAGAAGTTGCCACTATACAAGAGAGTGCTAGAAAAGCCGCACTGGAAGCAGGCAGAGCCTATGCCGCAAGTTTCGAAGACACTGGTGATGGCTTAACACCAGAACGTGCTCGTGAACTAGCCAATGGGTTAAATGCCATTGCTGATGGCTACATTTACATTGCTCAAGCACAAGTTGAATCACTGGGATCAAGCAATGACATGATACGTGGATTGACTGAAGCTTGGGATAGTTACAAGGCTGCGGCTTTGGACACAGCCAGTCAGATAAAAGATAACTTTGGAAACTTTACACAGAGTATGGAAGATGCCTTTGTGAGATTTGCCCAAACAGGTAAGTTGAGTTTTAAGGATCTAGCCAATAGTATTCTTGCTGACCTAGCCCGTATTGCTTTTAAGAAAGCTGTAGTGGGTATGGCAAGTTTGTTTGGATTTGCCGCAGGTGGACAAGTTATGGCAGACACACCCATCATAGTTGGTGAACGGGGACCTGAGCTCTTTGTTCCACGTTCAGCAGGTGCCATTGTGCCCAACAACGCCTTAGGTGGCATGGCTGGTAGAAGCAATGAAGGTGGTGGTTCGCAGACCACTGTGAATTATAATATATCTGCGGTAGATGCCGCAAGTTTCCGCAGTCTAGTAGCTAGAGATCCTAGCTTTATATATGCCGTAACAGAACAAGGGCGTCGCAGCCAACCTACAAGGAGTAGATAATGGGTATTCAAAATATTATTAATCGCGCACAGCAGATTGAAATAGATCGCAGACGTATGGTGGGACAAAGTGTCAGCAGAAGTCAACGTATTAAAACAGCAGAGCGTAGCACTGGTCAGCCTTGGAAGTTTAAGGTTACTCCTCCAGCACAACTGCCTTGGACAGCCAGTCGTGGGTTTATTGAGGTCATTGACTTCAATGATCGTGTCAATGAATACACAATTAGTTTAAATGACAATCCTGGCATGAACTACATCACAGCCTACCAAGGTCCTTTAACACAGGCACAACTCAACGCATTGGCAATTTCTACCAGCACTACATCTACTTTGGTGGTAGGAACATTGCCAGCCATTGGTGCCGCATTGGCAGACACCAGCACCGTTGTTACCACAGCCACAGTGATATTTGCCGCTGGTGACATCATACAACCACAAAACAGTAGATATCCTTATAGTGTGACCACTACTGTGTTAAGAGGCAGTGGTAGCACAGTAAATGTGCCACTACATAGAGCAATTATTACCAGTGAAGGTGTTAATTTAATGACGCAAGGTGTAAAGGTAGGCAACTCAGCTACATGGAGAATGATTGTTACAGCTCTACCAACTTACTCACTGATACCTATGCGGCAGGTCCAATACACTGGTGACTTTGAATTAATTGAGAAGATCATATAATGCCTACAAGTATCCCAGCACTCGACTCCAGCAGTATCAAGCACTGCCTACTCATAGACATAGTAGTCAATGACACCACATACTATCTCAGCAATGCCTATGCCCCACTAACATACCTTGGCAACACTTACACACAGCTAGGTAACTTCTTAGGCATGAGTGAGATACAAGATGATTTGAAAGCCACTAACAATCAGATCAACTTACAGCTAACAGGCATACCCACTGATGATGGCAGTCCCAGTTACATGGGCATCGCACTAAACAGTAATCTAAAAGGCAGTGCTGTTAGAATACGTCGTGCGTTCTTTGACAGCAGTGGCAACTACTCACCAACACAAGTTTATCTTAGATTTGATGGCTACGTCAGTAACTTTAGTTTAAATGAGAACTGGGATCAAGACAACAAGATGACCAGTAGCACCATTGGTATTCAATGTGCCAACATACACGCTATTCTAGAAAAGAAATACACTGGACGCAGAACCAATGACACTGATCAACAGTTTTGGTATCCTGGTGACACTGGCATGTATCGTGTCAAGAGTCTAGCTGACACACAGTTTGACTTTGGTAAACCAAGTTCTGCTACTGGCGGGGGTGGTGGTGGCAGTAGCGGTGGCAGTTTTATAGAAACTGAAGGTGGACAAATTTGGATGCCTAATTAAGGATTAAGATGATTAGACTAGCCACAGATTCAGACACACTGGTCGTAGTAGATTTACTACGCAGGTTTTTGTCTGACACCAGTTATAGTCAAGCTGAGCAAGCCAGCAAAGACACAGAGCATCTTTGTAAACTTGTTTGGATTATAAAACAGCACGGCTACATTTGGTTGGCATTTAAGGACCAAGAGCCAGTGGGCTTGTTAATGGCAATCCGGGAACCCAATATGTGGTTGCCCAGTGCCCAAGAATTACGAGAAATTGTTTGGTATGTAGTGCCAGAACACAGATCATCAACCATAGGTGGCAAGTTGTTTTTACAATACTGTCGCAAGGGCGATGAACTACTGGCTACAGGAGAAATCCAAGGTTACTTTACCACACAGATGACCACAACAAGAAATATTGATTTAGAGTCACGTGGCTTTAAACGAACAGAAACTACATTTTTAAAGGAATAAAGATATGCCAGCATTTACCTATCTTGCTAGTGTTATTGTAGCCAGTGCTATTGGCATTAGCGGTGCCGCTATTTTAGGATCAGCTGGTCTAGCTTTTGTTACCAGCGTGGTTGCTCTTGGCTTGGGTATTGCCACAAGTAGATTGCTGGGACTAAGCGGAGGAGCAGGTGGCACTGGACAAGATCCAGGAGTGCGTATTCAATTCCCTCCAGCAACCACTAACAAAGTTCCTGTAGTTTACGGATCAGCAAATACCAGAGGCATTGTCACTGATGCTAGACTCAGCAACAACAACAACACAATGAGCTATGTGCTGACTATTAGTGAAAAAACACAGACTGGTGTCTTTACAGTAAACAACATTTATTGGAATGATCAACTACTACAGTTTGATAGTAGTGCGGGTAATCAACACAAGGTCACGGGCAGTATAGACCAAAACGGCAATGGCGAATTGAATACCAACTTCAATGGATTTATTCGCGTTAGATTATACAGTGGAGGCACTGGTGCTGCCAATCAGATATTCCCGCCACAGAGTTCAGGCAACACAGAAAGTGCTCTTACAGCATTAAATGAAGCTGACACCAACTACTTGTTGACTGACCTAGTGTTTGCTGTCATACAAGTTGACTATGACACCAACAACAAAGGTCCCAATGGTCTTGGACAAATTACGTTTGACATCAACAACAGCTTAAAGAATCCAGGTCTAGTATGGTATGACTATATGACATCTGAGAGATACGGCTTTGCCACTACTGCCACTAACATTGACACAGTAAGCTGTATATCAACTACTACTCCTACCAGTATATTTTCTGTGAGTAACCAAATTCCCGCAAATCAATATTTGGCTGGTGGAGTCACTGCTACAAATCAAGTGCGTTATGAGATCAATGGTGTTATCAGCACTGGTGACACAGTTAAAAACAATTTAGAAAAGATCTCAATTGCCTGTGAAGCATTTACCACCTTTGACTACAGTCAAGGTAAATGGAAGATGATTGCCAACCGTGCTGCCACAGAGGGAGAACTAGCCAGTGCTTTCCACTTTACAGATGACAACATCATAGGTGACGTAGGAGTTACAGCCACTAACTTAGAAGACCTGTATAACAATTTAGAAGTTGAGTTTGCGTCACGTAAAATCAAAGATCAAAATGACTACTACAGAGCAGAGATCAATCCCGCAGTTCGCAACGCACTGGAGCCAGACAATAAACTAAGTCTCAGACTAGACCTTGTCAACAATGCCATACACGCCGCACGTATTGGACTTATTGAACTTAAACAAAGTCGTGCTGACTTAATCATTACATTCCGTGCTGACTATAGTGCCCTACAAGTTGAAGCTGGAGATGTTGTTAAAATAACCAACAGCGTTTATGGGTTTAATGAAAAACTATTCCGTGTTAGTAAGACACGTGAGATAGAAGATGAGGTTGGTGGCATCACAGTTGAAGTCACAGCACTACAATATGACAGCGATGTCTACACAGATGAAACACTAGAAGATAGTGCGGACACTCCGGGTAGTGGTATTCCTACTTTTCTTGGCAGTGCTAGTTTACCAGCACCAAGTCAACCCATAGTATCTACTATTGATACTTCAACTCAGGCATTTAGATTATCTACAACCATTGCCGCTAACAGTGATACTGTTAATTCAGTGCGCTGGTGGATCAGCTCTACTAGCACTAGCTATGGTGACCCACTAGGTTCAGAGCAGTCTGGCATCGGTGGGTTTGCTCCCGGAACCACAGTCACTGACACTGTGACATGGCCCGTAGCTGGCACTTGGTATTTTTCAGCACAGACAGAGTTAGGTGGTAGATACAGCAATTATTCAACATCAACCACTGTGGGCTTTGTTTGGAATCCCAACAACTTTGGTGGCATAAATTAGGGTTAATTTTACCCTGCGCTAAATATACGAAACAGCAAACTTCTTATTACCACAGTGATAAGATTTTACAACTTATTTGGAGACTACAATGGCTGGCGTTTTAAATTTCTCGCAATACTTGGGCGGACCGGATCAAGTAAACTGCGAACAAGTATTTCCCTCAGATCAGAGAACCCTACAATACAATTTTGGTGTCAACATTGTTAACTGGGATTTTCAGGTAGAACAGCAGGTTGTTGTAGTTGACACAGTGGCATTTGATCGTAACACTGGCACTCCAAACTTTGCTAACAGCCAAGTAATTGGTTACTTCCCAAGTAGTGTTATTGTTGATACTGATGTGGCAAGCAATCAATATCTCACAGTATTAAATTCTTCAGCTGGTATTGTTAACATCACACTACCAAAAAATATGTATACTGGGCCAATTATTGCGGATGCTCGTAAAAATGTTCCCATTAATGTAGTATCAGTTCAATGGAAGGACGCAGGCACTCCCCCACAGATTGCTAGTCATCGTTGGGCGTTTATTCAATGTTGGGAACCAGGTGTAAATCCCAACGATCCAACAACGACAACAGGCACAGGTTTTATTTCAATAGCAGTATAAGATATGGCAGCTAACAATTTTACTGTCGATCTTGTTCAATACAATTTTACAGCCACCCTTGCCCCTGTAACTAATTTTACAGTAACCATTGACGGTGTGCCTGTTACAGTTACTCCCCCAGCCACAAACATTGTCACAGCAACTCAAAGTGTCAGTGTAGTTGAAGTAGTTGATAATGGCATTATCAGTATTTTAGCACCCAGTGTTATCACAGTTGACACATTTAATGGCAATGGAGTAGCCACACAATTTCAACTATCAGTGCCACCCGTTGATGAAGAAAACGTTCAAGTTGTAGTAGGTGGAGTAGTTCAAATACCCAATGATAGTTACACAACTACATCTACAATAGTTAATAACACGTTGACAGGCTACATTATATTCAGCGAAGCACCACCCGCTGGAACAAATAATATTACAGCAAGATACTACAGCATTCTTATAGCCAAAGAAATCAAAGGTGATACTGGGCCCGCAGGTCCTCCTGGTAATTATTCAACTGCCACTGAAATAAAGCTGGGACTTGGAGCAGGATTAAGCGCACAATATCCAACTGCTGTAGCCATTGGTGTAGACGCAGGAAGAAATTATCAAGGCACATCAACAGTTGCCATAGGTCTAGGTGCTGGACAAAATAATCAAGGTGCTCGTGGTGTAGCCATTGGCTATAATTCTGCCAGTAACAATCCAAACTTTAATGTTGTTGCCATTGGTCATAGTGCTGGTCAAATTAATGCTGGAACTAGTTCAGTATCTATTGGTTATGATGCTGGACGCAGAATAGGTTTAGAATCTATAGCTATTGGTAAATTTGCTAATACACATATATCTAGTATAACACAATCACCAAATAACACCATTGTTATTAATGCCAGCGGCGACTATTTGCCGGCATTGACTAGTAGTTCTACTTATATATCACCAATTAGATCTACTGCTACATCCAGCGTATTATACTACAACGCAACAACCAAAGAGATCACATATGGTCCGGCATCATCTGTAGGTGGCGGAACTTGGGCAACACTGGCTGATAAAAGCAATGCCAATGGTCCTACACAAATATTGTTAGGTAGAAATTCAACTTCCAGTAATGTTAATAGTATCGCAATTGGTAATACAGCACTAACAGGCGATGGCATTAATGTTGCTATTGGAAATGACGCTCAGGCATTTAACGGTGGTGTAGGTATTGGCAATACTGTCAAGGCCAGTGATCTTTCTGTATCAATTGGCAATGGCGCCGGAAGAGGGAGTCTTGGAACACAAACTGTTAATATTGGATACAATGCTGGCAACAGCGGTCAACAGCGATGGGCAACTGCCATAGGTGATGGAGCTGGACAAAATAATCAAGGACAAAGAGCATTTGCTCTAGGCACTGCGGCTGGGCAAACTAATCAAGGTGGTGATGCTGTTGCCTTGGGATCGGGAGCAGGTTATACTAATCAAGGCAGTGAATCTGTTGCTATTGGTAATGGTGCTGGATATATTAATCAAGGTAGCAACGCCGTTGCCATTGGTTATCGAGCAGGTTACACCACAGCCAGCAATAACACTATTATTTTAAACGCCTCTGGTAGTGAGTTAAATGGGGTGGCAGGGCAACAAAATAGTTTTTATGTTAAACCAATAAGAAAAGTCACTAGTGCTACATTGCCCGCTGGATTCTCAATGATGGCTTACAATACATCGACCGGCGAAATTATATACTGGGAGACATAATGGCATTAACAAGAATTACCCGTGGAATGTTGGCAAATGGATCAGTGGTTGTTCCAGATAATTTATACACGCCCACAACAACTGCCACATCAAACACATTCCTAGCTGGTAATGGCACTTGGAAGGTTGTTGATTCTGTCAACACTCAATCCAATTACACAGTTAGTAATCTAACAGTGACCAACAGCATCAGTGCTGGCAGTATAACTGTTGGTGGCATTGGTGGCAGTGGGTTAACAATATCTTCCACTGCCACATTCAACGGCACTACAAACATAGCCAACGCAGTTATTACCACAGCAACAATTAGTAATTTAAGTGGTATTAATAATTTAACTGTCACTAATGCTCGTGTCAACGGAACTTTGACATTTAATGATAATTCAACAATCACTAGCGCCAACACCCTGCGTGTTACTTGGGATCGTGTAGATGATAAAAGCGGAGCAAACGGACCATCTAGCGTTGCTCTTGGACGAAATTCTTTTATATTTGCTGGTAGTGGTATTTTGTTGGGTAACAACACAGGCATCTATGATGATGAAGCTATTGTTATAGGTAATAACGCTGAAGGTTGGACCAATGCCATTAACATTGGAAACTATGCCAGTTATATGGCACAGCCTAACACAAATGGAATTATATTAAACGCAACAGGCAGTCCACAAAGTGGTATTCCTGGAGGTTTGGTAATCAATCCCATTAAACAAACACAGACCAGTGGATACCAAAATTTTCCAGATAAAGGAGCTCGCTTCTTTAAAACGCTGATGTGGAACACTTCAACAAAAGAAGTTACTTGGATAACCCCCACAGATTTGCCACTACCAGGTTCGAGTTATGATTTTGGAACCATACTAGCACCCACAGCCATTGAGCTTGACTTAGGTCCAATTTAAAGATTAAGGAATAATAAAATGACTTTACAAATACGCAGAGGCACTAACTCTGAAAGAACAGCAAAAACATTTGCCAGCGGAGAACCAGTATGGACCACTGACAGTAAAAAATTATATGTTGGTGATGGCACTACTCAAGGAGGCATCGCAGTTGGCGGTGTAACTGGTATTGTTGCTGGATCAAACATCAGTGTTAACACATCAACTGGTGAAGTAACTATTTCATCAACTGCTGTGGGTGGCGTTACTAGTATTATTGCTGGATCGAACATCAGCGTTAATACATCGACTGGCGCAGTGACTATTTCATCAACTGCTGTGGGTGGTGTCACTAGTATCATTGCTGGTCAAAATGTCAGTGTTAACACATCAACTGGCGCAGTCACTGTTTCGTCAACTTCTACATACTACAATTTAACAGCAACGAATAAATTGGACGTAGGTGTTGAATTATCGTTTGGAACAGGCACAAACCGTATGTTATGGGGGCAGAGTCCTCCAAATTTTGACAATCAGTTCTACATCACAGGTCAATCTGGAAATACCAACAATAAATTATTCTTTGATCAGTGGGCTGGAGGAGTTCAATTCAACAGCGTATTGAATCCTAATAATCACATTATTCCAGTGACAAATAATGCGGTTGATCTAGGATCTCCCAGTAAAAAGTTCCGTCATTTATATGTAAGTTCCAGCACAATTTATTTTGATGATCAAGCTCTTTCAATCAATGCTGATAACAGTTTAACATTAAACGGCAATCAAGTTGGTAGCACATTGACATCACTGACAGTGGCAACTACTGCCACAGTGGCTACACTAGCCATTGGCGACACTGCCAGTTCGAAATTAAACTTATTCAAAGATAGTAGTGTGTTTAGAGTTGTTGGTGAAAATAGTGGAGATTCGTTGAGAGTTGAAAATCTCAACTATGTTTACTTAAATCCACAAAGTGCTGTTATCATTAATGAAAACACGCCTGCTCAAAGTTTCTTAAATGTCAACACCATTCGTCCCTCAGGCACATATACTGCTGTCACTGTTGCCAGCGATCTCGCAGTCAACACAGCCAATACCATGACCGTGGCTGGAATGACCATTGGCGTAAGCAACTCAGTGTTAATACCCAATGTTATCCTAAGTTCATCAACCAATGTATTAGTTCAAACTCCTCCAACCAGTGGTGGTCACATCATATTTGGTATGAACCGCTTTGGCTTACAAAGACCACTTGCTATAACACGCACTGGTGGTATTGCCTTTGACTTTGGACAGCAGATTTTCCCAGGACAAGGTGCTGGTGTTGGCAGTCTAAACATTCAAGCCGCTTCAACCAGCACTGGCACGGTCAATCAACTATTCCTAAGCAGTGGTGGTATAACTGGATCTGGACCGCTGACACGAGGCATATTCAATGATGCGTCAGGCTTTACCATAGGCACAAGAACCAGTGGTGGTGCCACAGCATTTAACAGTTCAGTGTTCGACTTACACGGCGGATTGACCTTACCCAAATCCCTGGCAGTGGGCACCACAGCCACAGTCAACAGTTTGTCAGTGACAAATACAGCCACAGTGAATAATTTGTCAGTGACAAATACAGCCACAGCCAATGAAGTAGTTGTTGGCGCAGATCTAAAAGCCATTAAATCACAGGGGTTTAACGTCATTGGTGTAGATGGCAATTGGCGTGTAGGCAATGTCTTAGAAGTTGGCAGCGGCAGTGGGTCAGGATATATTACCAGTGTAGGTAGTCAATCCTTGCTCCTACAAACCAGTGACAATGATGGTCCAGGTGGTAGTATTAGCATCGGCAATGGTGATGGAGCAGGTGTTGGCCTATATTCAGGCAACAGCCAAGAGTTCTCAGTGGCCACTTTCAACACTACGTCAAACACCATCAACTATGGATTGACAGTCAATGGACCTACCACTTTTAATTCAATAACAACACTGGCAGTATTCACAGCCTCAGCGTTGACAGCCATAACTGGCTCAGTGGGACAAATTGCCATAGTTTCAAATAGTGCTGGTGGTGGTAACCCCAACGGCATGATGGCATTCTGGGACACTACCAATAGTCGTTGGAGTTATGTCCATGACAACGCCGCAGTATAATGTTATTTGGAACTAAAATGGCAAGAACACTCAAAGATCACGAGGACGTATGTAATATACGTTACCAAGCCATAGACGAAAAACTAGCAAAATTAGAACATAAAGTTGACGAAATCCATCGAGAAATTGATGGATTCAAGACGTTTATTGTTAAATTAGCCGTCAAATCCTGCGTGAGTATATTTGCTGTAGTATGTGCCGCAGTATTCGTAGTTAAATTTTAACCACTAATTCCATTCTGTATAATTACAGTATGGAGCAAACAAAATTCAAACTAATAGTAGACACACTACTAGAAGCACAGCCCAAAGACTACATTAAAAAGTCCAGGGAACTACAGCACAGAGAAAGTGCTGACTACTTGGACTCTAGTTTAAAACTTACACCACGTGTTGAACAGAGCTGTGGTGACTGTGGCAAGCAGGTCATTAACAGGCGTGTAGAATTCTACGTCACTGGACTTGGCACTAAACGCAGGCAGTGGAAGAAGCATTGTGTCACCTGTAAAACTAAAACTAAAATATCTTTCAAGGATATTAACAACAATAAATAAAGTTGTAGAGAGTAGTTGTTCCTGTTATTAAGACTTCAATCTCCTTAATTACTATATGATTGCTTTCATTGTTACTACCCTCTACACTTACACCGTTGTTTCGCACACATACGCAATGTATTAAAAACTATACCGTAGTTTATAGCCCAGCTTAAAACACTGGGCTATTTTTTTGCTTGACTAATTTTAGCACTTGTGTTACACTATATAAATATTTGTGCGAGACAATTATGTATACACCCAACTTCACTGACCCTCGTGTCATTAAACGAATTAAAACAGCCCTTGGCTTTGCCTGTGGTGTTATGAGTGACTCTAAGAGTCATCCCTGGTCAACTAGACATATAGATCGATACTTTGGAGTTTCAAGTAATCCCTTATCTAAGTATTTGCGTAAGACATTACTAGTTGTTACAGATGAGTTTTATAGATATAACTCAAGTGAGAACAAGTGTAAGGAATACAGACTCAACAAAGAGGGTGTTAGAACACTTAGAGATAAGTTAAATTTAAACAATATACTATTATACCCTAGTGTATTACAAGTCGCTAAACAAGACCACACTGAAGAATTACGCAGTGGCAACTTCGTTTACAAAGACACCAGTAACAGACTTTGGCATCCATTACAGCGTTATCGTAGACAATACAAACAGCAAGTGCTTAAAGATGCTGGTTACACACACCAATATGACATTGTATGTTCAGCACCTACACTGATACATCAATACGCACAGCAAATACCCGAAGTAATTGTCGATGGTCGTTGGCAACAAGGTCCCATGGACTTATACTTGTTCGCACTACGTAGATACCTCAGTGATAGAACAGCAGTAAGAGCTGAACTAGCACAGGCATTAGAACTTGACCCAGCCGCAGTTAAAGAGATCATTAACGCACTATTCGCTGGAGCTATTATTAGCAATAACACGCAGTCAGATATCTATCACATACTCAATGGAGATCGTGCTAGAATTGACTACTTAAAACAAGATGAATTTATACAGCAGTTAATCGCAGACATTAAAACTTGTTGGGAATACATAAGACCTGTATTACAAAGAAGAACTCGACTCACTAAGTCAGGTAAGCAGAGGTTATGTAAAATTACTAGTAGACAGAAGTGGAATGTTTACTTTGAACTTGAGAGAGTTATACTTGACTCAATTAGAAGTTACTTAGATGAGAGGTCAATAAAGTATTTCTTAGAACATGATGGATGGAGTTGTGACACTGAGTTAGATATAGAGGAGTTAAAGAGTTATGTAAAAACACAGACAAGTTATGAAGTAAACTTTGAACATTTAAATTTAAACAATATACTATTATACCCTAGTGTATTACAAGTCTAAAATATGAAACTAAACAACATTGAAAAACACGCAAACTGCGAACTCAGCATCCGATTTAAACTTTTTAAAGGCAGACCAACTCCTACTCCAGGATTGTTTTGTAAAGCACACGATGCCTTTTTAGATTGGCTACCCGATGAAGTAGCTTACCAACTTATAGACGAAGACCACATGCCAGTTGAACTATATGTAGAGCGTAAGAAAAAACGTAAAAAAAGTGCTTGACATTTGCGTAGCATAAGTATATATTAGTAAATGCTTTTAAAAAAGCATAAAACTATTTTTTAAAAAGGACCAATATGAAAATAGAAACGGTAGAAGCCAGCGTATGGTATAATGAAGAAGAAACACAGGCAACTGGTTACGCAGTGATCAATGGCGCGCCTGACAAAGTTATGTTTACCTTTTTTGGTAACAAGTTTGAAGATGGAGAGTGCGAAGGCACACGCATCCGCTTACAAAGAACTAAACAGCCAGTAACAGGTATTACAGCACGCCTAGCATTGCCCTATGAAGCTGACAACAGCGATGGATGGGTATTAACAATTACAGCAGAAGGCGAACAGCCAGTGGCAGTAAAACTAAAACCTGATCCAGCAAGCCACTTTGAAGATGGCACACGTAATTTTAAACGCCCAGTAGGCAGTGGCAGTTACACAGCACGTGGCTTAAACTTTTTTGATTGGTTAGAAGAAGCACCCAAAGAAGACAAGCCCATTATACGCAAAGGTGCTACAGCATCACTTATTAGAAATATGATAAATGATCCATCAGAGCACACTGGCACATATAATGATACCAATGGTATTTTTCGAGTGTTAAAGCGCGGCAACAAATAAAAAGGATGGGGACTAACCATCCCCAGTGTATTATGGAACTAGGAAAAACATTTAAAAATCCCATATACCGTAGATGGAACTGGATCAAGGGAGTTGTATACAATGAGACAAGTCCAGACTACTTCCGCTATGGAGGTCGTGGTATACAATGTTATTGGGATAAAAAAGACTTTGACAGCTTCCAAGCCTATGTGCTTAAAAAGCTAGGTCCACCACAAGACTGGAGAGATAGACTAAGTCGTAAAAATCACAATGGAGATTTTGCGCCTGGTAACTTGGAGTGGACAGATCATCAAGGCACAGCCCGTAAACAACACACCTGTGTCTACTTGACCTACAAACGCAGATCGCAGACTATGATGGAGTGGAGTAGAGAGTTAAACATACCCTATGAGACAATAACAATGCGACATAAAAAAGGTTGGTCTACTCCAGAGATACTGGGACTTAAACAAAGGAAACAAAATGGGAAGAGGACGTAGGACTCACAGTGATGAGTTTGATCACATTAGATTCCTGCCTTACATACGAGCCAAGTTCCAAGCAATCTATAGAAAAGAACCTTGGGACTTGACCTTCACTGAATGGTGCGACTTTTGGTCTACACCTGATCTATGGAGTAAGCGTGGTCGTGCCAGTAACAGCCTATGTCTTACACGCATTGAAGATGATCACGCCTGGAGTAAAGACAACTGTGTGCTGGTGTATAGATTAGATCATTTAAAAATTAAAATACTTAGAAAGCACGGTCGAGATTACCAAGCATACATTGAAGAGGTAAAAATACAGCAATGACAAACTTAATGATGCCTGACTGGGATCCTTATTCTAAAATAATAGAACTAGAAGGCACAGTTCTTTTGTTGACAGAACAAATGGAAGAGATGTCAGGACAACACGTCAACAATGCTTGGCTACTTGAACAAACAACCAAGCAAATCTATGACATCAGTGAAGCAGTAAACAGAATGGCTGAAGTAATAGTCAAACTAAGACAACGAATAACAACATTGGAATCAACTTTATTATGAAAAAAACACCTACGCTATTAAGCACACCCAAGACCTATACAATTAAATTATTGCTACAGGAAAATAAAACAGCAGAGTTCCGCTACAGTGATCGCAATATGGCTCAACAACATTGGGACCAAATACGTGCCACAAATGTAGTTGGCAACAACGCAGTTAAAAGCAGTGAGTTCGTTGAATCGTGATTGACAACACAGGTAGAGATGAACTGTTCCTCAGTGGACTACGCTGTTCTATGAACCCAGAAGCCTTTGCTAGACTTCGCACAGTTCAGCGTGGCATTGACTATGATGCTAGCCTACAAGGTTATTGGATCCGTAGAGGTAGCACAGCACACAGTCTAGCAAACTTATTGGGCATACCATTGTATGATCCTAGAGTAGGTCCTAGATCGCAACAAAACCCTTGGCAACACGTTGACAACGCAGAGTAAACGTGCTATACTATATATA